CGGATCGTGCAGGACATGAGCTACAAAGACCAGGTCGGAACCATGCTGGAAGAGAATATGCAGCGCATCGATCTGACACCATTGGAACAGGCGGAAGGCTTCCAGATGATGTTAGATCTTGGAGATACAGAAGAACAGATTGCAGAGAAGACCGGATTCTCCAGGACAACCGTGCGCCGGAGGCTGGAGATTGCGAAGCTCGACCCGGATCTGGTCAAAGAAAAGACAGATGAAAACGGAGCGTATCAGCTAACACTGAAAGATTTGGCCGAACTGTCGAGAATCGAAGACATTGAAACGAGAAACAGAATATTGAAAGATGCAACAGATTCCAGACAGATCCAGTGGAAAGTATCAGCGGAAATAAAAAACGCAGAAAAAGAAAGCAATAAAAAGATCATTATCGAGCTTCTTACGGCAGCAGGAATCAAAAAAGCCACAAAGGAGATAGAGAGAAAACGCTATACCGAAGAGGTAAAAGATAAAAAGAGCATTCCACTGGATAAAGAGCCACCAGAAGAACTTAATATCCATGGGACAAATCTTTTTTGGCTGGAAAGTTGGGATGGAATTTGCGTAGTAGAAAAACTACCAAGAAAACCAAAAGAAGAAACGGAATGGGACAAACAGCAGAAAAAGAATAAGGAACTGGAAGCTTTGCAGAAAAAAATGGATGCCAGAAGACAATCGTTTATCAGGATGATCATAATCGGGAAAATTGAATTGCTGAAAGGCGAAGAACGTCAGAAAGTGATTGAAAAGATGATCAGAACTCTGACAGAAGTCGGAGGATGGATAAATGAAAGGAGATTTAGTGAGGTTTACACAGGAAAAGAGTGGTACGGTATGCCGGAAGAAGAACGGAACGAGATCAGAGAAAGAATATGGCAGGAAGACGTCCAGATACTGCTTTTGACTGTACTCAACGGTACGATGGATAGCACAGGAAGTTTAGTAAACTATGACGGTGGATTTGATGCGAAACGAGGGCGTGAATGCCAGAAATGTTTCAAAATTCTGATGCGCTACGGATGGAGTTACGAAAGAGAAGAGGCAGATCTGGTTTACGGCAACCATGAGCTATACAAAAAGGAGTCCTAAGATGGAGCAGCTAAGTGTAGAAGACTGGAAACCGGATGCCTGCCCGAAAAATATAACCGTAGAAGAATATCTGACCACATTTCCCAAAATCAAATTAACCCGCCGGGAATATCTCCAGACAATTCCCTTGTATCATGCGGCTCTGTACCTTGCAGAGACAACCAAAAAAGTACACAGTTCACAGGAATGGTATCTGTATTTAAACGAAAAAGTAGATCAAAACGGGGAGGTGTTATCTGGTGAATATGATGTTTCCGAAATCAATCAAGAAGAAACGTAAGAAGCACAAAAAAAGCATTATGCAGCCAAAAGGCGACCGTCGGTGCTACCTGTGCATGTTACTGGATGGAGATTTTTCCTATAAGCCATGCCTGCATGAACATCATGTAATGTTTGGCAATGATCATGCATTTGCAGAAGCGGAGGGATTAAAAGTGAATTTGTGCTTACGCCATCATCTGGAAGGGCCAGAAGCAGTACATAACAATCATAAAAATGCAGAGATTCTTATGGTGAAAGCCCAGGAAGCATTTGAAAGAACTCATTCTAGAAAAGAATGGGCGCAAAATGGACGAAGAGATTATTTAGGCACCAAAGAAAATTAATATATCACAATTTCGCAGAGCGCATGGCTGCCCGATGCGGCAGCCAGAAAGGAGCGACAATGAAGAAAGAGTTACTGGAGATCAAAAGAACTCTAACAATAGACAGGTACAATATCACAAGGATAACCGGATATATCGTAGATAATGACCGGAACTGCAGGTTGGAATTTGTCAAAAACTTTTTAAACCTCGAAGAGACGGAAACGTTCAAATACTTGGATATCTTCAAAAAGGTTTTATCCGGAAAGCCTGGAAGAAATATGTTTCAGCTGGAGTTTAAGGAGGAAACAAGAAAGCAGCATCTGGACACGATTGTAAAAACAGGATTAGAAGACAATGATGTACGCCAGATCTTCCTGGAAGAGATTGCAGAGTCTATTGGCATATTGAATAAAGAGTATTCTTTGATTCTAATTGCCAGTGGAATCTACGACATTCCGGGAATTGCAACGGACGGAGCGGATCTGGATGAAAGTGAAGAGGTTTATGAGTACATGATCGGATGTATCTGCCCGGTAAGCTTATCGGCAGCAGGATTATCTTATAAACCAGAACTGGCAGATATTCAGGAACGTACAAGAGACTGGGTAGTAAGTATGCCGACACAAGGATTTTTATATCCGGCATTTACAGACCGCCACGGAGATCCAGAACATATCTGGTACTACAGCAAAGTTCCGGATAAACCGGACGCAGGCCTGATCACGCAGACACTCCGATGCGGGATGCCATCCACACCAAAAGAGCAGAAAGAAGCTTTTAGGGAAGGGTTAAATGCAGCAGACGGAAAAGTAAGCCTGGAACAGGCGAAAGATATTTATCATTACCTTGGAAGAATCCGTGAAATAAAAGCAGAATCCAACAACCGGATATTAAAAGGCGCGGAGCTGGAAAATGTATTAAAAAGTATCGGGATAGATCCGGAACTGGCAGAAGAAAAAACCAAAGACTGTGATGCGGCCGAAATTGACGCAGATAATACAGTAAGCACGAAAACATTTGAGATTGGCCTTTCGGATGCACATGTGACAGTAAGCGCAGACAGAACAGACCTCGTTACCTTAGAAGTGATTAACGGGGAGAAATACATTCTGGTAAAAGCAGACGGAGATATAAATGCAAACGGAATCATTTTAGAGAACCGGGAGGGTGAGAAAGATGAAGAGGAAGACGACTAAACCCGGCAATATGCGGGCGTTCATATACCCGGTAAGCAAGAAAATGCGCAAGGTAAGACGGAAAGGAACAAAAAATGAAAGTTGGAGATAAAGTACAGTTAAGGCGCAGGATCTCCCAGAAGGGAGGTAAAACCAGACTCGCCACGGAAAAAGTCACGATTCTTGGAATCTATCCGCACCATGTGCAGGTCAGGAATCAGAAAGGGATTGTGAGGAGCTATATAAACTGGGAGTGGCAGCAGTTGACCAGCAAAGAAGGAATGGAAGGCGTAGAATCATGGCGCAGGAAGGGGTAAATAATGACTGAAAAAGAAGTATGCCTGATGTGCGAAAACTATTCTGAAGACACAAAATGTGATCAGCACGATAGCTGTAAGCTCATGGCGGTGCTAAAAGAGAATCGGGCACTAAAGAAAAAAGTAAGCCAGTTGAAACGCCAATTGGATGAATCAGAACTGAAACGATCATACATGGTAAATCCAAGTGCAATTGGATACCGTAATGATATGGGGTGGTAAAGGAGAAAAAAATGGGAAAATTGTCAAGAAGAGATATGGAAGAGTTAAGAGAAGCCTGCAGCTACGATTGCGGATATACCGATACAGAAGAGGTTGTAAAAGATATCACAGCACAGGTTCTTGAAGAATTGGATTCGGATACAACATATGGAGATGAGGTTGGTCTGGTAGACAGCGACAGAGGCGAAGAATTTACAACACTGGATGACTTTGTGAGAATCTTCTGGGATAAGGCAGTAGAAAAGATCCTGAATGTTGTAGAGTCACAGGGGAGGTAAGCACATGGAAAATAGAGAATTAAAAGCGTGTCCATTTTGCGGTGAAGAGCCAACCATGACAACAGTAGGCAACACATCAAGTAATTATGATGTGGGCTTTGATTTTTATGTAAAATGTTATGGATGCGGAATTAGTCTTCCGAGACGATATGAAGTAAGAATGACACTTGAAAATGGTGAGCTGAGAATAACAAAAGACGAAAGAAACAAAGCGATTGAGGAATGGAACAAGAGAGGAAACCGTTAAGGTTGTGGCGTTGATGCCACTTCCGGAAAGGTATAAAGGATAATGGAAGATAAATATACAAAGATACTTGTATGGATAATTACGACAGTTGCAGTAATTATTGGAATGAAATGGACGGGATCGGCGTGGTGCTTATGGGCGCTGTTCATTCCGGCAATGATAGAGTAGCAGAGAAGGTGATGAAACATTGTATAAAAACCAGGAAGGATATTGTGATCCAACAGCAGGCAAAGCCATCCAAGATGCAAGCCGTATCCCACATCATGTAAAGGAAGCACATAAAGCATTAAAGGATATAGCAAGTCTGCTTGGATTCGAGATCTTAGCATTAAGGGACAGGAAGACGGGGAGGGTATACCGATGGAAACAGTGAAAGAAGAGAATGAGAAGAAAAAGGAATACCTGAAACAGTACGGCAAAGCATTACGCCAGGAGAAGCGGATCGAGGAAGAGTTGGAACGCTTAAAGCTAGATCGGATGCTTCCGGGAGCACTGGCAGCAGATGGGTTGCCAAAAAGCAGCAACCTTTCTGATCTGTCAGATTATGCAGCAGAAGTGGACGAACAGGAACGGAAACTGGTGGAGCAGAGGAAGAGAAGAGTCAGGATCCGGACTGAGATCAGGGAAAGAATTGAGCAGATAGAAGATGAGACAGAGAAAGATATCCTGACTTATCATTACATAGATCTTATGAGATGGAAAGAAATCTGTGCAAGAACCGGGTATTGCTGGCAGTATGTGCATAAAAAGCATTCAGATGCATTGAAAAATTTTAAATATGCGATAGAATGCGACACTCAACCTGTGATATAGTATATGCAGGTAAAGAATTGAAACGGGGCAGCAGTCGAAAGATTGTTGCCTTTTTCTTTGCCATGAATTCCGGAAAGAGATTAGGCGGCTTGCTCTTTCCAGGATTTATATAAAACCTCCTTGAAATTTGTTTGTTGTGATTGAATTTTTGAAACCTTTCTTTAGCATACATAAGCCGCTAATAATACGGACCATTAGATCAGTGGTAGATCGACCGCCTCATAAGCGGTATGTCACATGTTCGATTCATGTATGGTCCATTATCGAGATGGAGGATGTGACACATGGCAGCAGGCAACCCAAGATACGCGAATGGGAACATGAGGAGAAAGCATCGGGCAAGACTCAAAGCAATAGGCGGTGAGTGCGGGATATGTAAAGGCAGGCTCGGTCCGATACATTACGATGAACCGAGTGACAGTGATCATCCATTATCTTTCGTGATTGATGAGATCAAACCAGTATCAAGATGGCGAGAGTTTGGCTATAGTTCGAAAGAAGCAGCAGCTCAAGATTGGAACAACCTGCAGGCAGCTCACTATTGCTGCAATCTAGCCAAAAGCAATCGAACATTAGAAGAAATTTTAAGGTCTCATCAACGAACCAAAATGAATGTTAAAGATGGTGACTGGTAGAAGAGATGGTAAGGGGTGGGGAGGGTACCCCGCCACGGGCGCACGGCGCAACCAGCCGTCCAGCGCCGATTTACACACAAAGAATTTTTTGAGGGTAGGATTTTATGGCAAGAAGAAAGAAAATGGCTACTGTGGCCAGCAATGGAAATCGCTTGGAACAGTTGGAAAATCTGGCATTAATCCTGGCAAAACAGATCGACTTATGTTCAGAGGGATACGCTGACGGAGCGAAAAATATGCCGCAGCTATCAAAGCAATACCGTGAAACAATTAAGGAAATTGAAGAGATAAGAGGAATGGAGAAAGACGATGACGAAATCGGAGAGATCCTCTCAGCACGGAAAGCTGATGGGAAGCCAGACGCCGTCCGTTAGAATCGCTCCGGATTACGCTTATACAGATGGAGATGACGCAGTTAAGGTTCTTGCAGTCGGAAAGCTGATCGTGGATCCGTGGCAGAGCGAAGTGCTGAATGACTGGATGGGTCGAACAGAAGAAGAAATATGGTCAGCTCCAACATGTGGACTGTCCGTACCTAGGCAGAATGGAAAAACACTGGATACGTCCGGAAGAATTGCATCCGGAATGATTATGTATTCGGAATGGGTGATATATACAGCACACCTGCAGAAGACAGCCACAGAAACATTCATGGAAATTAAGGGACTTTTTGAGACAAGAGGACTTAGAAAATATGTAAAAGAAATCAAGTCGGCCCTTGGAAGGGAACAAATCATACTAAAAAATGGAGGCAGAGTTGTATTTGTAGCAAGAACCAGGAATGGAGGTCGTGGATTGCACGGAGACTGCTTGGTATTTGATGAGGCACAGGAATTGACGAGTGAGCAGCAGGCATCTTTTTTGCCTGCTATTTCTGCGTCAAAAAATCCGCAGACAATCTATCTAGGAACACCACCGGACGAAAACTGCACCGGCACTGTATTTCGAAAAATCAGAGAACGTGCAAGAAATGGAGAAAGCAATTCTACGGCATGGACGGAATATTCGGTTGAAGAGATTGGAAATGTCACTGATCGGACACGTTGGGCGGCATGCAATCCTGCGCTGGGAAGACGAATGACGGAAACAACAATAGCTGCAGAGTGCGAGCAGATGGATGAAGATACATTTGCAAGAGAACGTCTTGGCTGGTGGTCACCGATAAGCAACGATCAAGATTATGCTATCGACAAAAAGAAATGGGAAGCATGTGCTTCGGAAAAAGGGAAGCCGGAAGGCAAAACAGCATACGGGATTAAGTTCTCCGCAGATGGATCCTTAGTTGCATTATGCGGAGCTGTATGTCCTGAGTCAGAAGAAGCGAGAATATCTCTGATTGAGATAAAACCAACAGACAGAGGAATCCAGTGGTTGGCGGATTGGCTTAACCAAAGATACAAGACGGCATCGTGCGTAGTGATAGACGGAAGGAATGGTGTGGATTTCCTGATAGAGAAGATAGCTCCGGTATGGAAATATAAGCAGTCGATTATACGGCCGTCCGCAAAAGATGTGATTGCATCAGCAAGCCAGTTAGAGCAGGAAATCAATGAGCAGACAGTAACTTGGTACAAATATCAAGAGATTCTGCAAGAATCAGCCGTTACGTCTGTAAAAAGACCAATATCAGGTGGCTGGGGATTTGGTGGAGATAATTCCACACCGATTGAAGCAGCCGCATTGGCTCTATGGGGATGTAGAACATCGAAACGAAATCCGAATAGAAAGATGAGGATAGGATAATGGAATTAAATTTTGGAATGGTGATAGGACTGCCACTGGAAGAACAACAGTGGCTGAACGAATTGAAGTATATTTACGATTATCATCGGACAGCGAACAGAAAAAAGAAACGCTACTACAATGGCAAGGTTACGCTTAACGAGGTGAATCTTGGAATTGCATTGCCGGCCGGATTGGGAAAGCTTGAGATTGGCTGTGCGTGGGGAGCAAAGACTGTAGATGTTCTTGCCGGAAGATCAATGTTTGATGGGTTTGTTACGGAGAATGGAACAAAGTCAGATGATATGGACCAGATTATGAAAAGAAATCATCTCATCGCTGAATATAACAAAGCGGTGAAGGAAGAATTAAAGTACGGATGCGCTTTTGCGGCAGTATCCGGCCAGCAAGACGATGCAAGAGCTCGATTCTATTCTCCGCACTGTGCGGCAGCTTCTTGGAATGCTAAAGAAGGCAGGATAAAATACGGATTTGCTTTTGAAGATAACAGGAGGGATGAGTCGGACGTTACATGGAGTCCCGAACACGTGAATTTTTACACGGATACAGATATTTGGGAACTGGATCGTGAGGGCGGGACATGGTATGCGACACGAAATCCACATGATTTCGGAGAACCACTCATGGTTGCGCTGATCTGGGATGCAACCAACGATAAGCCTTTCGGCCAGTCAAGGTTGAAAGAGCCGATTCGCCGTCTGATACAGGGATACGTAAGAACAGTGGCAAATGCAACGATCGGATTGGAATTCGCAACCTCACCGCAGAAATATCTATTAGGTGTATCCGATGAACAGTACGATGCACTCATTGACAATAAATTCAAACAATACGTCGGAAGTATTCTGTATAGCACGAATAATCCGGAGACAGGAGAAAAACCGAATTTCGGTCAGCTCTCCCAGGGAAATATAGAGCCTCATGTACAGATGCTCCGAATGTTGGCTACACAGTATTCTGCAGCTACTGGATTAGCTGTGACAGACGTTGGAGTGGTAAATGATGCAAATCCAACATCAAGCGAGGCGATTATAGCACAGTCGCAGACTCTGATTCTCATGGCGGAGCAATTAAACCGATCAAACGGAGATGCACTTCACAGAATTGCTAAGATGGCACTTGCAATTGAACTTGGAACAACTCCGGATGATTTGCCGGAAGAAAGTGAAGATATCATTGCACATTTTAAAAATCCGGCAATGCCTAGTATAGCATCGACTACAGATGCAGCTCTTAAAATTGCAACAGCGAGACAGGGGTTTGCAGACACAGACATCTTTCTTGAAATGATTGGATTCGATCAGGCAGATATCCGCAGAATCCGAGCACAGGAACAGAGGGCAAAAGGTGACAGTATCTTGACGGAGGAATTTGTAAATGCAGATAACGGAGAAGGCATGGCTGGAATACATAACGAAGATGTCACAGATTAGCCAGAAGGCAGCAGATCTGATGCAGGCATATGTTCAGAAACATGGTTTTGCAGATGATAAGGCTCTTTTAGATTACGCATTTGCATTATCACAGCGTTATGGATGGGCCATCGGCTCACTGTCTTGCAAGATGTACGAAGCTACGGCATCGGCACAGGGAGTAGTTGTTCCGACAGCAGAAATTGCAGATCTTCCGGAATACGGAGAAGTGGCAAAAGCAGTTCGTGGAACAATGAAACAGTCTCAGCTGAACGTACCGGCAGTGATAGCAAGATTGGTAAAGCAGGTCGGAGCTGACACCACTTTGAAAAATGCTATGCGAGATGGTGCGCAGTTTGCGTGGGTACCGCATCGGGACACATGTGCGTTTTGCATTACATTGGCATCCAGAGGATGGCAGAACATATCGAAGAAAGCTCTTAGGAATGGACACGCCGAACACATCCATGCGCATTGCGATTGTGAGTATGCAGTCAGATTTGACGGAAAGAGTACAGTTGCTGGATATGATCCGGACAAATACCTAGAAGAGTATAATAATGCAGGTGGTGATATCAATGCCATGCGGAGAATTCGGTACAAGGAAAATAAGGATGTTATCAATGCCAGAAAGCGAGAATTGTATGCAGAAAGGAAAGCAAAAACTATTGAAAAGACTCCCCGTTCTGCTATAATGGAATCAGATTTAGGAATGTTTAAACAAAAACTTCGCAGTGACGGCAATATGGACAAAGAATATTACAACTGTCTAAAGGATAAATTTTCACATGGTATAGACGATGCCAAACGACTATTCACAAAATATGCTTCGGGTGATAGCATTGAAAATGCTGTGTATGAAAATACGGCTTACTATAATACTAAAACGAAAAAGATATCCATGAATTATGGTGCAGATTTAAAGAATCCACGTGGAGCTGGAGCTACATGGTTCCATGAACACGGTCATTTAGTTGATGATTTAGCTGGAAATCTATCAGATGATAAGAATTTTATCCAGTTATTAGAAAGTGATTCGTTGTCATATCGTATAGCATATGGTAAAGCACATCATTTGGGTACTTTTGATAAAGTTGATAAAGCCATTAGCGAAGAACTTGGAGATATGCGAAAAGATTCGGCAATATCAGATATTTTTGATGGTGTAACACAAGGCAATATAATTGGGTGTGCATCACATTCGAAAGAATATTGGAAAAATCGGGACAATGTTACATCAGAGGCTTTTGCACATATGTTTGAAGCACAGTTTGATAAAGAGCGATATGAGCAAATGAAAAAATACTTTCCAAATGCATTGGAATATTTTGAGAAAAAGATGAAGGAGGCACTATAGATGAATGCTTTAATCAAAAAGTTCGAAAAAGCACATAAAGATTTTGTGGTTCATTTTGGATATTGTCCCCGGATTCCAAATGAAATCGATTTTGATCAGTCTGAATATGCGGACGATCTCTTGAAAAGTGTAGCCGATAATTATGATTACACAATTGAAAAATATGGTACACAAGTACCTAAAAAGTATCCTAAACCGAAAATAATAATTGATTAACATCATTTGAATGCGGACTATAAAATAACAAGAGCAGTAGATACCACTGATCAGAAATGGTTGGTGGTATTTTTGTACTCAAATTTAATGGAGGTACACTATGGAAGAACAGAATGGAAGCCCATTTCCTTTGTTTAGAACACTTGGAATTATATTCATCGTTCTGAAATTATGTGGAGTAATAACATGGAGCTGGATATGGGTTTTATGCCCATTCTGGTGTCAATTTTTACTATCCATCATAGTATTGCTTATTTGCTATATCGTAAGATGGCGAGAAGAAAGATACTGGAAGAATTTAAAAACCAAAGATGATTGATAATTCTAACACGCAGAAATGCGTGTTATTTTTATGGCAACGCATGCCTTAAATGGGGGAAGCAACGATAACAATTACTCTATGGAGGATATACAGATATGGAAAACGAAAAGACTTTTACTCAGGAAGAATTAGATTCGATTATTGAAGGACGTCTCGCAAGAGAGCGACAGAAATATGCAGATTACGAAGACTTAAGAGCAAAAGCAAGCAAGTACGATGAGTACCAGGAACAGAGCAAGACGGAGCTTCAGAAAGAGAAAGAGAAGTCCGATGCGCTTCAGGCAAAGCTCACAGCACTTGAAAAAGAAGGCACTGTTAGACAGGTGAGAGAAAAAGTAGCAAAAGATACAAGTGTTCCGGCAGAACTTCTCACAGGCGAAGATGAAGAATCTTGTAAAAAGCAGGCAGAAGCAATCTTGAAATTTGCAAAACCAAAGAATTACCCGGGAACAAGAAGCAGCGCAAAGAAGATTACGGAACACCATGAAGCAGACGATGCGATGCGAGAGTTTGCGCATCAGATATTTGGAAAAGGAGAATAAAGTATGGCAGCATTACTTAGTACAGATTTTACAATCCCAGCTGAGATTTCACAGGGGATTTTCGAAAAAGCACAGAAAGGCTCTACTCTGGCACAGTTATCCGGAGCAAGACCGCAGAAGTTCGGAAAGCAGCAGGTATGGGTGTTAACAGCACCACCGAAAGCAGAATTAGTAGGCGAAGGAGCGAAGAAATCACCGACTCCGACTACATATACATCCAAGACGGTTAATCCGTTTAAACTGCAGGTAACCATGAGATTTTCTCAGGAAGTGCAGTGGGCAGATGAAGATGTACAGATCGGAGTTCTTCAGGACCTTGCATCTAATGCAGGCATTGCGCTGGGAAGAGCACTTGACCTTGTAGGTATCCACAAAATCAATCCACTTACCGGAACAGTATCAGATATGGTGAAAGAGGGATTAATCGACACAACACAGTCTGTCCAGCTGACAGAAGCAAAATACGATGATGCAATTGAAGCGGCAGCAGGAGTGATCATCTCATCCGGATACACTCCGAGCGGAATCGCAATGGATCCGACTCTTTCATTTGGCCTTTCCACAATGAGAGATGCCAACGGAAGAAAGATTTATCCGGAAATCGGATTCGGACAGAACCTCACAAACTTCTCTGGAATGCAGGCAGCAGTATCCGATACAGTTTCCGCAAAAAATGAGATTACCGCAGATACAAATCTGCTTGGTATCGTTGGACAGTTTGATGCCTTCCGTTGGGGTGTACAGAGATCCATCGGAGCACACCTGATTGAATATGGTGATCCGGATGGACTGGGAGATCTTCAGAGACAGAACCAGATTGCAATCCGTGCAGAAATTGTATATGGAATTGGAATTCTGGATCAGAAAGCATTTGCGAAGATCACGAAGGCAGCAGCGTAGCCTATGAAGTTTTTGTATAAGCAAACAGGAATTATAGTGGAGTCTGACGAAATGTTGGACTCTGCCATGTTCCGACCGGTTGAAAAAGAACCGGAGCTGGAGGAAGAACCGGAAAAGAAACCGGTAAAAAAGACGGCTACAGCAGGAAGAAAGACGCCAGCAGCGAAAAAGTAGGTGATTAGATGGCTTATGCAACATACGAGGATATCCAGAGGAGAAACGAAACAAATGAAGCAGATCAGGACTACATGAAAACTTTATTGGATGATGCGGCGGTCATTATTGACGCCTACAATAGCAAAGCTTCGGAAAATGCCAAGAAATTAGTATCATGCAACATGGTAATCCGTATGCTGGGAAGCCGTGATGAAGGTATTCCGATTGGAGCGACACAGGCAACCACGTCCGCAATGGTGTATTCGCAGACATGGACAAATGTGAACGGCAGTGGAGAGATGTATCTTACGAAGCTTGATAAGAAAATCCTTGGTGTCGGAAATCGAATTGGATACACAAATCCATATTCTGGCTTAATACAGACGGAGGAAGAAGCATGATCAAAGGAATCAAGGTAACGCTCTATGAGAAAAAAGAAACAGGAACAGATCCGTTTGGACATCCTGTTTACGAAGAAATGCCGGTTGATGTAGAAAATGTATTGGTAGCTCCGTCTGCAACCACCGAAGTCCTGGACGTGCTGAATATCACTGGGAAAAAAGCAGTGTATGACATTGCAATTCCCAAAGGTGATGATCATACGTGGAAAGACTGCCGTGTTGATTTTTTTGGAGAGTCATGGAGGGTGTTTGGGCTGCCAAAGCAAGGAATTGATGAAAATGTTCCGGGAAGATGGAATCAGAGATGGATGGTGGAGCGATATGAGTAAGGTAAAAATTGAACTCAATCGTGCAGGAGTCCGTGAATTGATGAAATCACCGGAAATGAAGGCGATCCTCATGGAACAGGCAAACAAGATATCGAGCACGGCGGAAAAAGAAGACTACGTTGCACAGACACGAGCAGTCGTGAAAGTGTGTGGAGATGACGGAAACAACAGCCTACTGAAAGCGATGGGAAAGAAGAATGATAGAAAAAACGATTAAAGACTATCTTGAAAAACAACTGCAAATACCGGTTAGGCTGGAAGAAGAACCAGGACTTCCGGAAAAATACATCCTGGTTGAAAAAACTGGAAGTGGACAGGAGAACCATATTGACAGTGCAACAGTGGCAATCCAGTCCTATGCCGGTACATTATACGACACGGCCGTCTTAAATGAGCAAGTGAAAGCCACGATGGAAAATATAATAGATAGGAACGATATCAGCAAGTGTACTCTTAATAGCGACTACAACTATACAGATACAGCAAGAAAAAAATACAGGTATCAGGCAGTGTACGATATCGTATATTTTAAGGAGGAATAAGATGTCAGATGTAAAAAATGTAAGTACTGGTAAGCCAAAAGTCGGCGGTGCCATTTTTAGAGCACCACTCGGCACGGTACTGCCAACGGATGCAACTACAGCATTGAACGAGGCTTTTAAAACACTCGGATATTGTTCAGAAGATGGGCTGACAAACTCCAACAGTCCGGAATCAGACAATAAAAAAGCATGGGGTGGAGATGTAGTATTAACCATGCAGACAAGCAAAGAAGACACATTCAAGACAACTTTTATCGAATCGCTGAATGTGGAAGTCCTGAAAAGTGTTTACGGCGATAAAAACGTTTCCGGAACGCTGAAAGAAGGTATTACTGTAAAAGCAAATGCAAACGAAGCGGAACAGAGCAGCTGGGTTATTGATGTGATCCTGAAAAAAGCGGTAAAACGTATCGTAATTCCGTGCGCAAGCATTACGGAAATCGGAGATATTGTATACAAAGACGATGATTCTATCGGATACGAAACAACACTTTCAGCCGTTCCTGATGCAGAAGGACAGACACACTATGAGTATATTAAGGGGAGCGAATAATGACAGGAAAAACAACTAGCGGATTTGAGTACGAAATCGACGAGGAATCATTGGATGATTATGAGCTACTGGAAGATTTGTGCGAGATGGATGATGGAAACGCAGCAAAAACATCCAGCGCATTAAATCGGCTTCTCGGAAAAGAACAGAAGGATCGCTTAAAAGAGCATTTGAGAACAGAAAACGGAAGAGTTCCAGCATCAAAAATGATGATCGAAATCGGAGAAATCTTCAACAGCGTAAAAGAAGGAAAAAACTCTTAATCCTCGCCTACATGCTTAATCTTGACAAGGACGCACTCTTGTGTGATCTTGCAGAAACATATCATATCTATGATTACAAGTCGTTACCGTGCAAAATGGTAGCGACTTTTTCTTGTGGGTTGAGGGCAGATTCGAGAATCAAAATGAAAATAGCAGGCATCGAACCGATATCAGAAACTATTCTGATGGCAGCTATTGCTGACGGAACCAGAACAACCGCATGGTTACAGTCAAAAGACGGAACCACTGGAGAAAATAGACCGAAATCATTGCTTGCAATGATGATGGGAGAAGAGTCGCAAGAAAACAAGGATATTCGCACGTTCGCTTCCGGAGAAGAATTTGATAGAGAATGGCAAAAGTTGACAGGAGGTGGAAACTAATGGCTACGGAACTTGCAAAGGCCTATGTGCAGATCATTCCATCGGCACAGGGAATCAGTGGAAAAATACAACAGGCGATAGAACCGGATGCAGAAGTGGCCGGTACCTCTTTCGGCGGAAAACTTGTCGGAAAAATCAAAGGTGTAATTGCAACAGCGGCAATCGGAAAGGCGCTTGCATCAACAATCAGTGAAGGAGCTGCTCTTGAACAGAGTTTAGGAGGAATCGAAACATTGTTCAAAGATTCAGCTGATAAGGTAAAAGCGAATGCGGCAAAAGCTTACCAGACAGCGGGAATGAGTGCAAATGACTACATGGAACTCACCACAAGCTTTTCTGCGAGCCTTCTTAGTTCCCTTGCTGGTGATACCTCTAAAGCTGCAGATGTGGCAGATATGGCAATGGTAGATATGTCTGATAATGCAAATAAGATGGGAACTAACATGGAAGACATCAAAAATGCATATCAGGGATTTGCAAAGCAGAACTATACGATGCTGGACAACTTAAAGCTTGGATATGGCGGTACAAAATCTGAAATGGAGAGACTTCTTGCTGATGCGCAGAAAATCAGTGGAGTAGAATACAATATTGATAATCTGTCGGATGTATACAGTGCGATTCATGTAATTCAGGGAGAACTTGATATTACAGGAACAACAGCAAAAGAAGCGGCAACGACCATATCAGGTTCGTTTAATTCACTGAAGGCAGCGGCACAAAATGTGATGGGGCAGATTACGCTTGGAATGGACGTTGGACCGGCACTCAATCAGCTTGCGAACACTTTAGTCACGTTTGCGGTTGGAAATTTAGTTCCAGCAATATGGAATATCGTATCAGCACTTCCTACGGCGATTGTTACATTCATTTCAGCGCTTGGACCACAATTATTTACGGCGGTATCGGAATTGATTCCGCAGATTATAAGTGGCATATCAACTGGAATACCAATGCTGTACGAGAGTGCGATGCAGTTAATCGGACAATTTCGCACAGGGATACAAGAACAATTACCAACGCTACTTCAAAAAGGAGTAGATTTTGTTGTTAATATAGCAAATGGTATTTTACAAAATCTTCCGCAGATAATTGTAATGGCTGGAAGGATAATCACTTATTTTGCGAATACAATTATTTCTTCATTGCCCACGATACTAAGTACCGGCGCATCATTGCTTTTGAGATTTGTGAATGGAATTATCAATAATCTTCCACAAATTGTTCGGGCCGCGGCTACAGCAATCGTAAGGTTCGTTGCATCAATCGGAATGAATCTTCCACAGATTTTACAAAGCGGTATTACGATCATCGGAAAATTGGCGGCAGGATTAATTAGAGCTATACCGAATCTAGTCGGACAAATACCTGCAGTAATCGGTGCAATTGTGCGAACATTCGGAAGCGAAAATTGGGGAAGCATTGGACTGAATATCATTAAGGGCATTGCATCAGGTTTAAGCTCTGCCGCTCACATGCTGTGGGATGCTGTAAAGAGTGTTCTCGGAAGCTTCAAGGACAATGTGCTCAGCTTCTTTGGAATCCACTCTCCGTCACGTTGGGGTGTGTTTGTCGGAAAAATGATTGATGCAGGAGTCGCAAATGGATTGATTGACAATACATCGCTTGTATCGAATGCGGCAAACGAATTACAAAGGTCGCTTAAAGGACCATTCAAGGCAAGTGCAGACCTTATTACCGGAAGTACGGTTGCGAACAGCGAAAAAGATAGCATTTTGTCAGCAAAACTGGAACAGCTGCTTGAATACTTGAAGCAGAAGTCCAGAGGAAGCGACAAGATTGTGATCAACATGAATGACAGAGAAGTAGCCAGAGCTTTAAGAGAAATGGGGGTTGTGTTTGAATGATCGAGATTAAATATGTATGCTCAAACGGCGAAGAATACAATCTGATCGGAGACAAAATGAAACCAACCTCCGGATATTTCCATTCTTACGAGTGGAATCCAAACACGACAGAACGAAAAATGGGCGTAACGGTAAATTCTTTTGCAAAAGATCCGGCAGTTTATGAAATTACTCTGACTGTACGTGGAAGAGTAGAGGAAAGAAAAGAAATCCTAGATAAGATCACGGATGCTTTTGAAAGAGATGTAGCGAACTTGTCCCCAGGAAGAATCTACTATGGAGAATACTATATTGATTGCTATATCTATAAATCAAGCAACGAAGTATCTGGTAAAAATAATAGCAGAACAGATTGTAAGGTAGAAATCTATTGTCCATATCCGTTCTGGTGTGCGGAAGAAAAAAGAAGTTTCTTTCCGATTTCGACAGAACCTAAAATATCCTCCGATTATTTAGATTATCCGTATGATTATAGCTATGACTATACGTGCGAAAAGAACGGAGTGCAAGACTGGATGATTGATCATTTCCAAAGTAGCAATTTCGAATTGATCATATACGGTCCGTGCACGGATCCTAAAATCACAATCAATAATTATCCGTATCAGATATTCGATACCCTGAGTGCTGGTGAGTACATTACGGTAAACAGTCGTACAAAGACGGTAATTAAAAATCTAAATAATGGAACGATACAGAACATCTTTGAAAAAAGAGCAAAAGATAAAAGCATTTTCGAGCCAATTCCATCCGGATCGCTGGCAGTCAACTGGAATGGAGAATTCGGATTTGATTTTACTGTATTTAAGGAGAGGAGTGTGCCGAAATGGAGCTAATCTACACGGATCCAAAAGGAAAAGAACTCGGATGTGTCATGGATGCTGATATTGACTTTGAAGTTGGATCAGACGAGAAAAATTCAGTAAATGATTTCGAAATCAAATTTTCACGTTCTGGATGGAACGGTCAGATTGAATTTGAAAGCATGGTGTATGTTCCGGACACAGAATATGGCGGAATCGTGCGTGAAATTTCGACCAGCACAAAAGCAGATAGCATTACCGCAAAAGGATTTACATGGCGAGGATTGATGTCGAAGAAAATTATCAAGCCGGAATCCGGACAAGATTACGCTATGGTATCCGGAGAATTAAATGCAATCATCAGGCAGAAGGTTCAGGAAGCTTTTCCTGGGCTTTTTACTGGTGCGGACGAAGATACCGGCGTAAAGGTTACAAACTATCAATTCGCCAGATACTGTACGCTACATGACGGACTGCGGAAAATGCTGCAGTCTGTCGGATACCGGATGGAGATTAAATTTATCCAGGCGGAAAAAGAAAACGCCGGTCATGTGCAGGTGAGGGCAGTCTCGATCACAGACTACTCTTCCGAATACGAATACTCTAGCGACAGCGATATTGATTTTAAAGTCAACATTTGTAGAAAAGGAGTTAACCATCTGGTATGTCTTGGGAAGGGCGAATTAAAAGATCGCATGGTAATCCACTTGTATGTTGACTCTGCAGGAAATATCGGACAGACGCAATACTACAAAGGGATAGATGAGGTAGAAGCGGTGTATGACAGCTCCGGAGCAGAGCAAGACGACCTGTTAAAAGGCGGAAAAGATAAATTGTACGAACTGATGAATAAGACCGAGTACGATATGACGATGGAAAAAATTGAAGGAAATGTCGATATTGGCGATATCGTAGGCGGAAGAGACTATCTTACAGGTGTGATTATGAAAAAACCAATCGGAAGGAAGATTTGGAAACTTTCCGGAGGGAAAGAAAAAATAGAGTATAAATTGGAAGGAGAGTCATAAATGGACATCATTACAGGCTACACAGGTGCGGCACATGTCACGGCAGAGCAGGACAGAGATATCAATATTGGTATTTTCGGAAAAGGCTCTTGCGTCTTGCAGACCGGACAGCAGCTTAATGCAGTGGTCATCTCAAACAATGAGATCCGGATCACGGACGGAGTGCTCATCCATCAGGGCTGTGCTGCATCGATAAAAAAGAATACAACAAATTCCGTCACAATCGCAAACGGCTCGCAAGGAATGAAACGCATTGATCTTATCGTGGCAAGATACACCAAGAATACCAGCTCAAAGGTTGAGGCAGTAGAGATTAAGGTTATCCAGGGCACGCCAAGTGAAAGCAATCCGGCGGTACCGCCTTATACGTCTGGAGATATTCAGGGTGGTGACCTGACGGCAGATATGCCACTGTATCAGGTTGAGATCAACGGACTTACCATTGCGGATGTTAAGAGATTGTTTACGGTCCGGAGATCCGCAGCGGAATTCGACACCGAAGTAGACAGCGCAAAAAGCACCTTGTCCAACAGAGAGGTGATATTTATCAATACCACTGCGCAGGGTGCAGATTCCGACGCTTATAAGACTGCAACACTTGACCTGAGCCAGCTGAAAGCCGGAATCACTTATGCATTTGCGCTGAATGTGGTATCAACCATCAATGGCGAACAATACAGCCAGGAAGTATCTTGCAAGCTAAATGAAGTCGACATGGGACGCAACGGCAACTATTATAAATTATCCTCAACATTTTTTGGCAAATGCCAGAACAGCGATAAATTGTATGTATCTGCCTTTAAAAATGGCGGATCGTGGACTGGTGTGACAATTAGAGGAATCTTTATTCCGGCAGATTAGGAGGTGGACTATGGCAGAGATTAAATATCTGGAAATCAACGCGGATGATCGCAGTATTATCATTCCGGCAGGAGAAAACCTTTTGGGCGTTGAAAATGACAATAAGGGTGCAAGAAAGTATTTTATATGCCCGAAAATCGTTGGGGACAACATTGATCTGACGAAATCGGACGTCTATATCAATGTGCAGAATGCATCTGGCGAAAAGTCCGGAAAAGACAGATACCCTGTCCAGAATATGACGGATTCCGGAGACAATGTAACTTTTGAGTGGGTGCTGGAAAGAAAAGTCACCTCGCACAAAGGCAGTGTTAGATTTGCGGTCTGCGTAAAGGAAAAAGGCACGGAAAGAGAGTGGCATACCACTTTTGCTACCGGAAATGCCTTAGAGGGTGAAGAACTCTTCGAGCCGGCAGAACTGGAAGCAAGAGGACAGGATTTTATCGGGATATTGACGTCTGATGCGAATGCGGATGCGAACAGCATCGAATCTGGAAAGAGCGCATACGTCAACGGAAAGAAGATTAAGGGAACGTTGGCTGGTGAGAATGATATTAAGGCTACAACAAAAAAAACGGAACTATCATCAAATCCAATCACTATTCCGAACTATGGTCAGAGCACGGTTCCGGTGCTTAAACATACAATTGAAGTCTCTCTTGCAGATACAAACAAACCAGTTTTGTTAAAAGGGGACGCTAAAAAAACGGTAGTGTACGACGAAGCAGGCAGTATTTATG